GTGAGCGCGGCGAACTCCGGCGACCCTGGACGGATCACCGGGAGATGCGGGTCGAACGGTGAGTTCGACACCGGTTCAGGCGCCAACGGGGCGACCATCACGCCGCCGAGCTCAGCCCAGACGGCGTGCTGGAAGTCGTCGTCGAGCTCGAGGAACTCGGACCAGGAGCCGGCGCAGCGGGCGAAGACGACTGCGAGGGCGCGCCGGTCAGGCTCTCCTGGCCCCCAGAAGGGACCGCCGCATCACGCTGGACGCGAATCTCGGACCAGTCGACGGACTCACACCACACGGAGAATGAGCGCGACTCCCCGGCGCGCTTTGTCATGGCGTGCCAGACCACCCACGGCTCCCAGGTGAACGGGTCGACGTCGGAGCCGACGAGGTCGTTCCAGCCCTTCCCGTCGAACTGTTCGGGGATCGCGAGCATCGTCGGGAGGGGGATGAGGACTGACTTCTCCTCGTCCCCCTCGACAACGACGGCCTCGTGGCGCATCAGCTACCCGGCGCGAACGCGTCGTTCGAGCCGAGGAGGTGCCATGCGGTCGGCTGGTCGACCGGGGCGAGCGCCGTGAACGTGATGGGGAGCGTGGCGAACGCGTTCTTCACGAGCGTCGCCGAGACGGAGCCGGCGACGATGCCGCGTTCCACGACGAGGCGGATGCGCTCCTCGCCATCGACGATGTCGAGGACGGCGGACACCTCGTCGAGGGTGCCGGCGTCCGGCGGGACGTACTTCCATCCACCGGTTGCAGCGGTGATGGTGCCGCCACCGAACGCTGCGGTGAGGGAGCTGGCCGACCACTCGATGAGCGGTGCCTGGATCGTCGCGGTCTTCGACTGGACGATGGTGCGGATCGGGTCGAGCGACTGCGACGCGAACAGGTTCGTCGTCTGCGTGTCGACCGCGAACGCTGCGCCCGTGTCGGCGGTGTACCCGACGGCGGTGAACGCGTTGTCGAGGCCCTGGCCGGGTGCCGTGCCGACCACCGTCGGCAGCGTCGTGCCGAGCGGGGCGAAGAACAGGTGGTGGACACCTGCGACCACCGTCGCAAGCGGGTTGAGGGTTGCTTCTGCCATGGGGGGACCTCCTGGTTGGTGGCAGGCCGAAGCACCCCGGACGGGGGCGTTCGGTTGGGATTCGCTGTGACCGGGAGGTCAGCGGCGATCTAGGAGCCCGCGTTGGGCTGGGGGTGCGCCGTGAGGACGGCGTCGAACCGTGAGTACGGCCGCGGCGGGGCGAGTGCTGTATCGGTCGTGTCGGTGACGACTCCGACCACACAGCGGCTCACGACGGCCGTGACGGTGCTCGTGCCGATCGTGTACTCGACGGAGCCGGACAGGCTGACGAGAACACGGGCGGCGGCTTCGGCGATCGTGTGGGCGGCGAAACGGTCGTTCCCGCCAGGGCCCCACACGTCGATCTGGAGGACGTTGTCGGCGAGCCAGTAGATCGACTCGGGTTCGGCGATCGACCCACCGACCTGGGACACACGGACAAACGGGTACGTGTCGTGGGGGGCGTCGGTGCCGACGTTTTTCCCGACGGCGAAATCGGTGTGGCCCTCAGCGGTCAAGAGATCGTCGAGGCCGTCGAGGAGAGCACCGATGGCGACCCGGGAGCCGTAGGGGAGAGCGAGAACGGTCACTTGCCCTCCGGGGTGTAGTTGCCCCGTGCCGAAGCAGCGCGGCGCATGTAGGCAAGCGGCGAGTTGTTGATCGAGCCCCACTCCTTGAAGTGGTCGAACGACCCGTGCGTCACAACCGACACCCCGCCCGGATCGACGGCGACCTCGACGGTCGGGTAGTGGGGTTCGACTTCGGCTGCGATGTCCTCGGCGATCTCAACGAGGCCAGGAGTGGCCGCCTCGGCGAACGCTGAGAGGTCGAGTCCCATGAGCCGGCCCATCAGACGGTCCTGATCAGGTTGGCGGTCCACCCGATCGTCTCCCGAGAGAGAGGGTGGATCCACTCTTGTGGCGGGCCGTCGAACTCGTAGGTGGCCGTGCCGAGGGTGAGCCGTGACGTCGTGTAGGCGGTGATGCACGTCGGGAAGTAGCCGACGAACCGGGTCGAGCCGACCTGACGGGATTCGCCGGTCTCCGACGACTCTGCTGGGGCGATCCAGCAGCAGATCGTCTCGGTCGTCGTGACCTCGACCGGCTGGTTCATCTCGTTGAACTCGGTGGTCGACAGTGAGACGGTCGTGAGCGTGGCTTGGAGGCGCATCAGCCGGCGGACTGAGGAGGCGGTGATCATGCTGCCTCCGCGATCAGTGCCCGCATCGCGTCGGGCTTGCGGTGGGCGCCGTGGTACCGGGAGTGCAACGCCTTGTTGGCAAGCGACCCGACCTGACGCGAGAACCGCTTCTGTGGCGGGTGGAACAGGTGCACGAGCGGGGTGTCGCCGCGCCACGGCTTGCCGACGAGGGTGTGCAGGGCGAGGGCCCACGAGGCGTCTTCTTGGCCCCACCCGGAGAACCGTCGATCGAGTGGCGCCTGCCGGTAGGTGTCGGTCGTGGTGACGACGATTCCACCGCCTGCCCATCCCGGGTACGGGGTTTGCAGCCACGGGCGGGGCGGGAGCGGCAGGTCGGCCATGAACGCTTCGGAGGCGGTCTCGGTGAGCCGTTGGACGTCGCCGTGCGGGATCGCCCAGCCGTGATCGGAGAGGGCGCCAACAGCGTCCGTGAGGGCCTCGGGGCGTAGCGGCCACACGTCGGCGTCGGCGATGATCAACGGGCCGTCAGCGACCTTGGAGAGCCCGTCTGCGACCGCGGCGGCCTTGCACCACGGACCGTCCTCGTGAACCCCGAGCACCACCTGGAACGTCGGGAACCGTTCGGCCCACCGATCGAGCACCCACGCCAACGCCCGCTCCCGGTACGGGCAACCCGAACGCCACGGGATCACAACCGAAGTCACGGTGCCGGATCCAGGATCAGCGACGGATCGGAATGCGGGTCGGCGACCCAGAACCACGTGCGGAACACGTCCTCGACGACCTCGGGGCCGTGAGCTTCGAGGAGTTGGCCGTACTGCCGCCAATGCTGCCCCTCGGTGATGGGGAGATCAGTCGACGCGTACGCTGCAGCGCCGTTGCGGACCTTCGACACAAACTGTGCGGCAGATCGGTACGGGTAGTGCCGGACGATCAAACCCGGGAGCGACGTCGGGCCGCCGTTGTACGTGGCCCCGTGGTTGCCTTGGTGGATGACGAGATCAGACCGGGTGCGGCACGCCACCTTCGGGAGGCCGGCCGGCTGGATGCGCCGCCAGGCGATCCGTTCCACCGGATCGTCCAGAGCCGGGTCGTCACCGGTGGCGACGTGGTCATAGAGCTCTGCGGTGACCGTGAGCCACTGCTCAGCGACCTCGGAGAGGAACGCTCCGATCGTCGGGGCGTGCGGCGTGTACCAGTATTCGTCGGCGTCGAATGGCACCACCCAGTCGGCACCGAGGTCCGAGGCGAGCGCGGCGAGCGCGGTCATCTTGCGGGACTGGTAGTAGGCCGGGTCGGGGTCGTCGAAGACGTCGATGTCGAACTCGGCGAGGATCTCGCGGGTCCCGTCGGTGGAGCCGTTGTCGGAGACGATGACGTGGTCGACCTGCTCCAACATGTTGGCGACGGTCGTCGCGACGATGTCAGCCTCGTCCTTCACCATCGAGATCCCGAAGGTCGCCATCAGTACCCCGTTCCGACTCGCTCGAGGCCGATGTGCTCGCACCACTCACCTGAGTTGCGCGCACCCCAGAAGCCGAACCGCCATGTCGGATGGCGTCGGAGGAGGTCGATGCCGAACCGGCCTTCGCTGTTGTCGCCCTCGGGCCATCCCTCAGTGCAGAGGGACCGGCGGTAGATCGACGGGTTCGTGGTGAAGAACCGGGTGTGCTCAAGCCACGCCCCACCGACGTCAGAGCAATCGGCGTAGTCGCCGGGATGCTGTTCGACGATCCCGCCGGCTGCTCGTTCTTCCTCGTTCCACGGCTGCCGGCGCAGCGCCAACTGCACGAGATGAGGCTGACGGACGAGCGTGTCAGCGAGGTCCGACCAGTCGAGATGGCGGCTCAACACGAAGTCGTCTTCGAGGTGGACGACGAACGGGTTCGGGGTGCGCTCGAGGTGCTGCCATGCTGCCCGGATCGCACCGCCGAACCCGCGACGCTGTGCCCCGCCGATGACCTGCGCCCCGAAGTGCCGGTAGGTCTCGGTGAGCATGAGCCGGTGATCGAGGCTGCCGGTGTCGTCGTGGATGATCAGCCGCTCGTACGGGACATGCTCGGCGGCCACGGGGAGGGTGCGGGCAAGTACGTCGTCCCGACCGTCGGTCATCACGAGGAGGGTGATCACGCCGCGACCCCGAAGTTCGCTTCGTAGATGGCCCGGTGGGCGGCGATCCGCTCGGCGTGCTGAGGTGCACGGTTGCGAGAGTTGGGGCGGACGTAGGCCCGATAGATCGCATCCGGGATCGCTTCGACCGTCGCTCCAGCGAGCCAGCAGCGCAACCAGAGGTCCCAGTCCTCGGACCACGTGAAGTCGCGCCACCCGCCGACGTCGCGCACCATCTGCGCTCGGACGAGAGACCCGACGACGAGCCAGTTTCCTTCCGGAAGGCATTCGGCGGTGCAGTCGTGGCGGTGACCGGCGACCATGGGGACGTACGGATCGGGGAACGAGTCGGCGACGTAACGAACGGACGGGGCCCGAAGATCCGCCGTGCCGGAAGCGAGAGCGTCGAGATAGTCGACCTCGAGCTCGTCATCGGCGTCGAGGTGGACGACCCACTCGGTCTCGACCCTCTCGACCGCCTGATTCCGGGCGTCATGGAGGGTGTCGGCGTGGACGTGGACGACCGGCACGCCGAACTGTGCGGCGGACGGGATCGCTCGACGACGAGCGAGTTCGGACCACGCTTCGTCTCCGAAGGTGGCGACCGCGATCGTCACGTCCACAGTGGCTGCCTCCGTCGATAGATGCGGCGACCGGCGTTCATGCGCGACGTCTGCTGCGCGTACATCGGGTCCATCGGCGCCTTCCCCCACGACGGGTGAAGGTGCTCGACGTGCGAATCGAACGCGAACGCCCAGGCGTTGCGGTGCTTCGCTGTGCCCACGAACTCGTCGTCAACGAACTCGTGGGGGTACACCTCTGTCAGGACTGCACCCGGGCCGTCGATCGTGCCGAACCGGTCGCAGTAGTCGCGGGTCACGAGGCTGTGGGTGGCGTGCTCGCCGGACATGACCCGCTGGTTGCCGAGATCGTTGGTGCCGACCACACCGATCCCGTCGGTGAGCTGCGCTACGGCCGCCTCGTACCACCCGGGGTGGAACAGAAGGTCATCCGCGCCGAGGAACAGGTGCTCTTCGGTCGTGTGGCGGTAGCCGGCGTTGATCTTGCGGGCGTAGTCACCGGGGAACGGGCCGAGAACGCTGATGCGTTCCTCGCCTGTGGCATCGATCGCTCCGTGAACCGCTGTGTCGTCCGGGGAGCAGATGAAGAGGGCTCGGGCTTCAGGACACGATGAGTGGAGGGACTCGAGGAGCGGTGCCACCCGATGAGGCCGGGTCAGCATGGGCACGAGAACAGCGACCGTCACGACACGTTCGCCGTTCCGACCGGGGTCATGTAGTTGGCGAGTGCGTCCTTCATGGACTGGGTGAGCCGCACCCCGCCCGGGTACTGATTGCCGGTGCTGATCGAGAACGGGCCCAAGGTCTCGGACTGCACGCCGACGTCTTCGGGTGGTGAGTCGAGAGCGGCGGCGACCATGTCGCAAACGATCCCCACGACGTCTTCGGGGATCGTCGACCAGCCGTGCTGGTAGGTGGCCTTAACGGTCTTGAGGCCGCCGCGCCACAGGTTGATCTCGAACGAGTTGATCGGGGTGGACGCGAGGTCGATGATCTGCAGCCCGTCCCACTCGTAGGAGACCGTGTTGTTGTTGATGTCGGTCACGCCGGTGACGGCGACGACGGGGCGCTGAGGGAGTCGCACCTTGCGGTTGCGGACCCTCAGCGTCACCGTCGAAGTCGTGAGCGTGAACTCGAGCCCGGTGAAGGTGCGGACGCGTTGCGACGCGATGTCGAGCAGGCGTGGGGCGCGCTCGAGGTCAGACGTTTCCATCTGTCGGCGCATCACGGCCTGCAGGTCATCGGTGTCAGCGAGTGCGACCATCACACCTCCGATCGGAGGTCCCCGCCCGAAGGCGGGGACCGTGGATGATCAGGAACCGGAGTTGTTCGTGAGCTTCACGAACGCGTCGGGGTCGTTGAGCAGGAAGCCGTACTCCGCCTCAGCGAGGATCGCGACGAGGTTGTGCTCGAACAGCGACGTGAGCGTGCCGTTGATCGTCACGGCCGCCTCGGTCGACACCCGGTAGCTGATGCCACCGACAACGCCCCACGCTGCCTGACCGAAGTCGCCGCCGTAGCCGACGACCGAGGTCTGGTTGGCGGTGGCGACACCCTCGCCGATGAACGACGGCCGGTTCAGCAGACGGCCGGCGGTGCTGAGACCATCGGAGCTGGAATCGGTCGGAAGCTCGACGTAGAGCGGACGACCGGTGGTGTCGGTCGCGCCCCACAGGGTCGGCTCCAGGATCGAGTCGAGCGCCCAGCCGTTGAGCCGGT